ATACTTCAAAATATCGGATAATGAAAATAAATTGTACGCACTCAATACAGTATAAAACACTATCTTGATAGAGTTAATGTCTAGAATTTTTTTAACGTTTTGATTAAAATCATCCCATTGAATAGGATGTCTAATATAATTTGCCTGATCGCCAACTCCGTCAATACTTATTTGTATTTCATTTCTTGGAAAGTTCTTCATTAAGTTTAATAACTCACTATCAGCTGTTGTACCGTTGGTTGTAAAACTCACAAAACAATTTGTGTTGTTTGTTTCGATAAGGTTTTTTAACAAAATTCGATTTTCTTTAATTAATGTAGGTTCACCACCAGTCAAATATATTCTGTTTAAATTAGTCGCCGCAGTTTCTATATTCTTTTCATATTGTTGAGTTTTATACCAACGATTAATATTTTTTGGAACTTGATATTCATCTTTCCAAAGTGTGTTCAAGGACAAATTTGTTTTCTCTTTATCGAGAATCCTAATTCTTTCTTCATTTACTTTACTAGAACTATATCCCCAACAGGAATTACAAGTCAAATTACAGGTATTTCCTAATCTTAATTCTAAACTTTTCAAACTGTCTATTGGTACGGTTTTTTTAACTAAAAAATTATTAACTGCTTTGTGAATGTCGATATCGTTGATATACTGTCTATTGCTCTGTGTTCGACTACTACTTCCTGTTAGTGTTTCATGTCGGTAGCAATCTTTACATTCTTTTACCTGTTCCCGAAACAACATTTTACGACGAACTTCGTTCATGTGTTCACTGTTCCAAATACTTTCCACTGAATCCGAACCGAGATTATATTCTGTACCATCGGTCTTTTTTATATGTAAGTTTTCTCTAATATTACAGCACAACTTTACGCTACCGTCGGTGTTGCTGTTTAGATTGAAAAAAGGAAAAACACAAAAAGTTTCAGACTTAATGGTAGGATTTGTTATATGTTTCTTTAATTCAGGGAACACTGAAAATACATTTTCTAATCTAATATCATCAATCTGTTCATTTACATACAAAAACTTTTCTAATAATTTGTATTGTGATTCTGGATCTGTTTTTAAGAAATTTATAACACTTTCAAATTGTTTTATAATTTGACTTTCAATTTCTTCTTGTAAATTTTTTCCTTTTATCCAAGTTATTAAATCTTGCCAACGTTTGATAATAGAATTTTTATTTAATAATGCATTTGCCTGATGTCTTTGCGGATGAGTGAGAATGTTCAACCTAATGTTGCCAGGCTCTAATAAGTCTTGCTCTACCCAGTCTTTGTAAAAATCCGGAAAGTGCCATACGTTAAATAGGCTGATAGTAGGAGTAATAAAAAACTGACATCCTGATAACTGTTTGATTCTTTTTCTATTAGCAATAATGTTCTTCCATACAGTACCCTTCCTTAAATATTCTGCTCTATTACCCGATGCATCTAAACTAGCATATACTTTTACATTAGAAAATTTACTCCATAATTCGAATAAATCAGTATCTTTGTACTTTAACGTTGATAAATTTGTGGTATAAAACAAACTGACATCAAATTTTTCTAATTCTATTAGTTTTTGTAAAGCGGCATAATGTTCTTCTTGCATTAAAGCTTCGCCACCGGCAAAAACTATTTCATCGGCTGTAGCTAATGCCTGCTCATAATAATCCCAAAATTTATTCCTTGGAATCTGAATTACCCCTGGATCAGACCCGCCAGTTATAAAAGGAATTTCTTGTCCCCATTTACTACTAAGTTCGGGCCCGCACGTACGGCATTTAAAATTGCAAATATTACTAAATCTTATATCAAGATATTTGACATCTTGCATTTGATTTGTTCTAGAGTCAATGACTTGTTGTTGAGTTGTTTCGTACTGTTTGGTAGTAGTCATTCGCAATGTTTCTATACCAGATGCTTCTAAAGTATAACATCGATTGCATCCTTTTGGTTTTTCACCATTTAATAATTGTTCTCTTAAATTTTTATAATTGCTATTGTTTACTAGCTCGTTAATGTTTTCATGATTGGCGTTCCCCAATGGGCTGGCCGAATCGTACATACAGCAAGGAAATACTGAACCATCAGGCCAGGCGTGTATACCTATCCACGGTTGCAAACAAAAAGTGTTATTCATAGTTTTTACAAATATTATAAAAATCTTTCAAGTTAGGAAAAGTTAAAAGAAAATTTGTTCCTCTTCTTCGATCATATTCTGTAAACCAATTAAAGAAGTCTCTACGACCTTCTTTTATCTTTTCTGGGGTATAGACCGTGGTTTCCATGTATTTTACAACTCTTAGGAATTTCTCATACTCTAAGTTGCTGAATTTGCTGGGATTTTTATCGTCTATATTGGATAGAATGAAGTCTAGATGATTTTTCATGTAAGGCATAAATTCGTCTTTGGGTAGAATATTCATATCATACTGCAGAGGTTCTTTAAGAAACGGTGTATCAAACCTCACTCGTTGTGGTTTATCTTGATCACTGCTGTTGTATTTTTCACGCCATTCTAGAATTTTAACCAACAATGTTTGAAAATTCGTTACAGTAAGTATATTAAATGTAATCATAAAAGTCACTGGCAGTCTGGTTTTTGTGAGATAACGGTCTAGATTGTTTTCCCATAATTCTAAATCTAATCCTGTACGGATGTATTCTGCAGGAGCTCCCCAAGTATCCATGCTTGTGAAAATTTTAAAATTTTTGATCTTGCCAGTATTAACTAAATTGTTTATTTTTTCAATCAGTCTATCAATCAATATAGATTTTACACCAAAATTACTGTTGATGTTTAATTCTAAATTCGGCAATGGGTTTATTTCTAGATCATCTAAAAGACGCCATGTGCTTTGTTGTAGCAGAGGTTCACCTCCAGTGATACGCAGTATTGTTAATGTCTTGCGAACTTCAGGCCACCACCGCCACCATGCTTCTACATAAGGATTAGTTTCTTCCTCGTGAATTTTAAACCAATCAATATCATTACGATGATTTTTAACCATAGTGTAAGGACCATGATCTTTGATTTCTTTGTAATAGCTGCTGCTGTGTTTAGGATGACAATAACCGCATTTGAAATTGCATTCATTACCGAACGATATTTCTATATACTGGGGATTTATGTTTTGATCCCAGTCACCATTTTTTATCTGTGCAAAACGTTGATCTGTATATATCGTAGCATTTCTTTCTTTTCTATCCGATATATAATCGTCTCCTAGTTTTTCTATATTCCAACAATAATTACAACCTTTAGGTTTGCCACCATTAAGCATTTCAAGCCGTTCTAGTTTTTTTTCTGTGGTGTTGTGTAATGCACTAGGATCAATCTGTATTTCTTGTAGGGGTATTTTGTGAGGTGCGGGATGATAGCAACTGTGCGTTTCTCCTGTTTGTAGATAGATAGTAGTATGATGCCATTTAGCCATACAAAACGTAGGACTTATTTCATTCATTATCGGTATAAATGTTTTAATCTTTTCTACATCGTTCATTGAACTGTTCCTCTAACCAAGTAAAATCATTTATCATTTTTAGTGCTTCTAGATTATTTTTATTTTCTAATCCGTAATCTCTTCCAGCTATAGCACCATTTATTGCATATTCTCCATACTGCTTATCTAATCCCTCATTGCACCAGGTGTCTAAACGTTGTTGTGTTTCTTCTTCGAACTGCCGTTCAATTACTCGACTGGCTAGTTTACAACATTCTCTAAATGCTGATCGCCATGTTGTAAACTCGTCAGTATTAAATTCGTTGATATTAGATATAGTGTCCATGGCCTTAAATTTCTTAGATATGCTTGTGGTCATATCCGATGTGTTAACATCCATATCTAATGTTAGTTGACGAGGTAACAGTTTAACTCCACCATTCCCGTATTCTAAATTGTTGATAGGATTCCGACTTCTCCACACATGTACACAATCTATATCATATCCGTAGCTAAAATAAACTAGTTCAAAATTAAAATCATTTTCAATTATAGCATCACCATCAACGATCCATATCATATCTGTGTCACATATACTTGCTGCTTTGATATGTGCATTATGAATTCCTTTTACTCCATGTATACGTTTTGCTCTAGGGCATTTCTCTAATAATCTTTCGTAGTTTTTGTCAGCATTAGATTCGTTGTAAGATATAAAAACAACATCATATAATCTATGTTTGGACACTACCCTATCGTATTCTTTTTTCTCAATTAGAAATCTATGAGAAAATTCTCGTTGGCTTATCGGCATTTGTTTTGAAAGCAGAACTAAACTATTCACTGTAATCTCTTTGCCGTTAAAAATATGTTTAAATGCATGATTTATTTTTCGATCATAACTGTTATGATGACTAAAATACATGTCAAAAACCGTAGTATCTATCACCGTAACTTCCGGCCATACTAACCAAAACATTTCATCTGTTATTTTTTGATATTCTTCAAATGTGTTAGGAGAATATACATTATATTTTTTTGGGGTGCTTGCAACTATGTCTATTTCTTTTTTTTCTGTAAAAAATCTATGGTGAAATTCTCTTTGAGATATTACAACATTTTTAGGGAATAGACAAATACCATCATAATGCTCACCGTTTTTAAACACATGAACAATATTAAAATTGTGCTTAGGTACTTTGTAATCAAATTTAAAATTTGAATTAATTTCTATATCAGGCCAGACTGCCCAAAACATATCTGTTGTAGAGCAATCGATTGCATTAAGGTATTCGTCATAGGTCGATATATTAAATTTATCAAATTTTTTAGGTATGCTAGCAACAATGTCTATTTCTTTTTTAGAGATAAAAAATCTATTATCAAACTCGCGCTGCGAAATCAATATAGATTTAGGAATTAAACAGATACCGTCATAATGTTCACCGTTTTTAAACACATGAACATACATGTCGTCCCATTTAGTAGCTTTATGATCTAATAGATTAAATGAAGTTAGATCTATATCGTCCCAGATAACCCAGAACATTTTAGTAAATGATTTGGATCTTATTTCTTCGTATAATGTTATGTTTGTAAGACGTTGAGCAAGAGGATACTTAGACTTTATTACTGCCCAGTCTGTATCATTGCCGTTAGCTTTAGAAACATAAAAAATATCATACATTGTGTGTATGCCGATAGTAAGTTAAACTTAAATTAATAGTCTCGTTGTATAAATCTAAGGTGTATCTGCTTTGTTGTGCATCTAGCCAAGGCCATTCTAATCCTAACTGATGTTTAATTTTTAATCCCAGATCTTTCGCATGTTCTTCTATATATGTATGATTAATATTTTGTTCGTAGATATTCCTGAGGATTTCAAAATCTCTAACATCTACATAATTCCAATCGGTGCAATTAGTCATCCATGTTCCTAGCCGAGCACCTAAGATCGAATACTTACCGTTTTCTTCGTGCATTCCAACGGTACTCCACATTCTCAGTCTATGTACATTGTGCCACCAAATACGTTCTCGAATTTCCTGTGGGGGGACCTTTTCCCCGTCAAGCAAGGTCATCTTAACACCTTCACGAAATCCGGCTCGCCATGCTTGAAATGGAGATCCCGTAATTATACTAGTGCTATACACACTAGGAAAATGCTGGTATCCATCTTCCCAACAAAAATCTACCTGTGCTCGATCACTTGTAGAATTTTCATGTGTTCTCATATCAAGAACAAACTGTTTGTTCCAGAGTTTTAGACCGCCGTTGCCATATCTCAATCCGTTGACATTATTTTGGCCACACCAGCAGTATACCTGTGTTTTTGGATCGCTCATATCAATGTCTAAATTAAAAAATTTAGGATCTACAATGTTATCAGCATCTACAGTAATGAACCAATCTGTATCACTTAATTTGGCTGCGGCTTTGTGTGCATGGTCACTACCTTTGACTCCGTGAACACGTTTGGCCCACGGAACTTTGTTGCATAAATCAGCATAGTGCAGATCTGCATTAGGTTCATCATAGCTTAAAAATACTACGTCAAATTCTATTATTTTCATTTATACTCTATCGCATATTTTTTGAATAACCTTTTAGTGTATACACTAAATTTAGGATAATTAATTTTTTTAATTGTTATTGTTTTACCTACAAGTTCATTAATAGTCAACGAAACTACTTGTAAAATTTCATTGGGATCATTGTACCCAGTAATCAAAAAATCCATAGTGGTATTACCATCCCAAACTATGTTCCTAGGACTTCTTTGATTTTTATATTTTTTAGTTCCGCCAAATTCAGCCGACAACTGTATTTTTAAAGTTTTATCTTTTTTACTATAAGTTAAATACACATCAGGATCGATTATGTCAGTATATCCAACAGAAATGATTCTATGTAATACGTCGTCTAATTTATTTAGAGTTTGTATTTCTGCTATTTCAAGTTTTCCTGAGTTGATGTCTATTAAACATTTTTCAATTTGTATTTCTGCTGAAATTATGCTCTGTGCCAACTCGCGATCTATTGGTACTTGATTGTCTTGATCAGGAAATGCATAGTCAGGCCCCACACTGAGAACCTTACCAGTTGAAGGGTCAAACACTGCAACATAAGTCACTTCTGGGGGTTTGTATTCAGCTAACCATTTATCAAAATCTTCTATTGTTTCCATGCTATTTCCTCTAAAATATGGGTCAGCTCTCTGTCAATTTTATTTTTTTCCACATAGTGAACTATGTCATTCTGTTGATAATTACCTATTTTCAATTGACCTTTTTTATTGAGATAGAAACCAACATGATCACTCCATTTATTAGCCGGCCACGGCCAATTCTGTACAAGGGGTTTCATATGTACCAGTCTCGGAAATTCTAAAGGATAGGCAATGTCATCTGCTATGTCTAGTATTTGTGCAGCTAGAGCAAATGCTTCGTCCGTGCCCATGATTTTTGGTTTATGTGCTGTTAAAAAAATATTTGCAAACTCCACCGGATTCTGTATGATATCTCTGCCAAGATCAAAGAAATGTTTGACTAGTGTTGTATCTTTACGAAAAAAAGTCCACATAGAATATAGGTCAGGCAAATTATTCGCATCAAAAGTTTTTCTATAACTTCGATCAGTTACTATATCACCTCTGTATGTATAGACCTTATTGGCTACATACAAGTCACAATTTTCGACGAAATAATCTATCCAGTGGCTATAATCTCTGGTAAACAACATATCAACGTCTAAACAAACTGTATATTCAAAAGGTGATAACTGATCCATCCAAGATCTGCCATTCCAAAATGTCTGCTCATCCCAATCAATTACATGATCAAAAACCCAAGGACTGTTTAATTCGTTGATTTTTTCTACATCATCTATTACCAGTGCTACTTTGTCGTATCCTGGTTTTTGTGTATTTTTTATACTGAGAGCAAGACCATATGCCAATTGCAGATAGTCGACAGTATCACTGTGTGATACGATAAGCAAATAGCCAAAATTCATATCATCTCCAATAATTGCTGTTGATTTCTAATAATACTCTGCTTGTTCATGATATGGATATCAACTCCGGACATTGATGCAGCACAATAATTGTTGTCTAACTTGTGATCTATCAGAAATGTTAGACGTTGATCATTTACTTCATATAAAATATCTCTATCGAGTGCAGATAAAATCGGTGGTAATATTCCTAGACTAGATTCAACATATCCATCTAATATATGTTTGCTCACACTAAAAGCAATATCATTTCGAAATTGCCGATGATCAAATCTAAACACATCGGCGTAGTGTCTATAGTTTTCTTTAACATGATTAACTGTGTCAAAAAATAATCGTGTATTTTGATTTTTTGTGAACATCACTGTAGTAGCCCAATATAATTTCACACCAGTATCTGAAACATGTCTATCAAGATATTTCATTCTATCTTGGCAGTAAATATCATTTATAGATTCGCCTATCAATAAATCACAGTCTATGTTCCAGTATTTGTTGAGAACATCGGAAAATATTAAAAAGTCACTGTCTATTAATAGAGTCCTGTCATATGGGGTAAGATTCCAAGCAGTATCTCTATTGACATTCACAAATGGTACTGTGCTGCTGTTTTCACCATCAAACAGTCGCCTTTGATTGTTAGTAATAGGTCGATCAGCTATAATGATGTTTTCAAAAACTTTTTCAGCTAGATGAAATATTTGAGATTGTTTCATCCATGATATGGTAGAATCATCAGTGACTAATGAAACCGGCATAGACAAATGTTTTTTAGCCAGACCCGCGCTGATCACTGACAATAGAGCATAGTCAACTGCGCGGGTATTATGGGCGTAGATTAATATTCCTTGTTTCATGTATCTAATAATTTTTCTACAGATCTACTCTTTTTGATATTTTGATAATGTTCAAAATATTCATTGGTTACTTGAAAGTATCTATCAAATATTTGATCACGGAACACTGTGAGATCGTCAATGAGTATAGGATTTTGATTGATATCCAATAACACCACTGAATGTATTCTACCCTTATTGATCAAGATTTCTACAAAAGTTAACAGATCTCTGTCTATGCGAAAGATACCGCCATTAGTGCCATACGTGAGATTAGCTTCTGAACGTTCTTTGAGAGTTTTTTTCTGAATAGAAAATGTCTGTTGATAATTAGCAAAATCCAAAGCTTTGGCGAAGTGTTCTTGCATGCGGTCTCCTAGATAAACTGTGCAGTTTATTTATTAGTTAGAGTTTACTAGGAAAAATTAACTGCCAGTGACAACACCGACGGCCACTGTGGGATTAGTAACTGTGAATATTGTACTACTGGGAACCATTATACCAGTGGCAAACAATATAGATGCAGACACAGTTAATGTGCCGTCAACAAAATCTTCCGGAGGTATGGTCGAGGGTGAGTGTGGCGATGTGGCAGGATCCACATAACCGTCGTTCCATAACACACGGATTTCTCCGGAAAGCGCAGTTCCTGTGCTATTGTTGGTTACACCACCCGTACATCTAGCCTGTAGTTGCCAATTATTTGAACCGTATGGACTAGAAGATGTGGCTGTATAATATGTTTGAAATGTGTTTGTAACTCGATACCAATTAAAACCGTCACTGGGAGATATGCCGGTACCGGGATTATTACCACCAAAACTCTGTGTGCCTGCTGAGCTCAACAATGATGTCCATGCAGTATTTTGATTAGATGTTACACCTCCGCTTCTTGACGAAGAAATTCGTATCTGTCCGCCACTGTTAAAAAAATATCTTGCGGCATTCGCAGTTGAAAATGAAAAAGTTACAGTACAAGAACTTTGTGTAATCCACGAACCGGTTCTTGATTGCGACACAGCAGCGGTTGTGCCACTTTCTCCTGCGGCTACTATGAATCTAGTTGTGGTGATATTATTTGCCCAATCATCATACTGTTTCTGCGGCACATCTAGTGTGCCGGTATCAGGAGTAAATGATGACGTGTATCTGATTGTGTTTCCTTCAGCTACTTGCGCTGTAGTAGGATTAACACCGTTGATATGCTTGTAGGCATTGATGATGTCAAATCTAAGATTGGCCCACTCATTGATAGTGACTTTTTGACCTTCTGCTACAGCAACGCTATTGATCCTATCCTGTTGTCCGTAACCTGAATTTCCAGAACCGTTGCCCAACACAGCAACTATCTTGTTTCTGATATCATTGTAATCTGCTTGTACGATTTTACTATTGACAGCTGGCATAGGGATATTTATTTAATTAAGAGGCCGTGACCACACTAAATGAATAGCTAGGGCTAACCACTGCGAAAGTACCGCTGGGTTGTAAAAGTCCTGCAGCTTTGAGTTCTGATGCAGTTATAGTTAATGTCCCGTTGACAAGATCTCCAGGCGCTGGAGCACCGAGATCAACGTAGCCGTCAGTAAGTGTCACCCTTAAGAACAACTGTGTAGCTGTGCCTGTGGAATTGTTCGGCACGTTAGTACGTGCTTCTAGTCGGTAATTATTAGCGGTGTACTGGTATGCCGCGCTAACAGCAACTTGATCATAGGTTTGAAAACTGTTGGTGAGAGTATAATAATTAACAACCCCTGTGTCAGCTCCAAACGACCGTGTACCTACGCTGGCTAAAAAATTAGTCCAAGCATTGATCTGTAGAGTAGACGAACCGCCACTCAGAGCGGTAGTGAATCTTACTTTACCACCGCTGTTGAAAAAATATCTTGCTTCATCAGCTGTGGAAAATGTGCAGGTCAACGTGGCTGTCAACGATGTAGACCACGAGCTTGAATATGTTTGACTAGCAGCAGAGCTCACAACTGACTGGCTACCTGCTATTTGAAAGCGGTTAGTGATAGCTGTTTCTAATAATGTATCATAATTACTGTTAGGCGAACTTGCTCCAAATCCGATAGGATCACCTACATTTACAGTAATTATTTCGGGTAATACTCCATCTTGATGAAATTTAATATTGATAATATCATATCTTAGCAAATCCCATTGTGCTTTGGTTATTATGTTTCCTGTGAATACATCGGAACTTTGCACAGTCTGCCCGTAACCTCTAGTCTCCGATCCTGTACCAATCAAGGACTGAGCTTTGTTCTGTATGGTCACATACTGTGCCGCAGAGATGTCTGTCCCTATAGTCATTACAGCACCAACGCTTCGATTATTTTAACACCCTCGTCATCGCTGGTTTCGAGAGCGACAGCAAATACTCTGTTGGCATCTGATAGTGCCATCATAGCACATCCGTTGTCTGCAGCAATTAAATCTTGTCCTTTTTTAATTTGACCAATGACCTTAACTGGAACCCGACCTTTCAGAGCCACATACACACCGCCTTCAAGATCTTTGTTCATCATAAATGCAGGATTATCGCTGATAACTCCTATAGCACGTTGATTTTGCGAACACGCAGTGATTTCTTTTTCTCCGCCAATTATCATAACTGTACCAACATCATACTCTTGGTCTGGAAGATATTTTTCAGCTAGGTCTGCATATCTTGCTGCTGTGGCTGTACCGTTGAAGATGTTTGCAGTGACATTAGCACTAACATCTCTAGCAACAATACTATACGCTGTAGCTGTTAACCGGGCTGTGCGATATTGTGTGCTGGCTGTGCCGTCTGCCCACGTTGCGTCTACTCTAGCATTTGTTCTATCAATAAAAGTTCTGTCTACATTATCAGCTATACCGATAAATTGATTGGCTACAAGATTACCACTGCTGTTACGTATAGCCACTGTGGCCACTGCTGATCCTGGAACTGTAGCACTACTGTCTAAACCGTTTAACTGACCCGCATTAGCAGCAGTACTAGATGATCCAATCACTGCACCTGTGAGTGTTCCTACTATGTTAGCTCCGGCAAATCCAATTTGTTTAGTAGCAGCATTAATGATCACATCGTTGTCATTGGCCAACACATTGCCTTTGTGACTACCAGTGGTGTTGCCTGTGACTGCACCTACCAAAGAGCCAGTGAAAGTATTAGCATACACATTACTCCATACTAGATCAGACATGCCAAGAGTGTAGGTATTTGTATCACCCGGAACGACTCCAGTAGGTGTT